TTTTCTTTAAACTTGTGTTATATTCAATATTTGATGCGTTTGTAATTTGAACATATCCGCCGGAAGAATATTTACTAATATCAGAAGAATTTTTAAAGTATATTGTTGTTTCCGTACCCTTTTCTATAAAAATTGGAGTATTTAAATTATTTACTGAAAAGAATAATGTTGAGGTAATTCCTACTCCTGAAGTTAATCCTATTCCAACTGATATTTGAGGATCAAAATAATATTCTTCATTAACTTTATAATTGTAAAAATCTGAAGTGATTCCAGTATTAAATAAAACTTTTCTTGACAGAGACCTCAATTGATCACCAGTACTATGAGAAGTTCCAATTGTTGAATTTTGTCCTCTTAAAACTCTGATTTCATAGTTTACTTTATCTACATTTAAAATTTTAACTATTTCATCATTAACTTCATAAAAATCATTTTCCTTTAAAGGAAAATCTAAATTACCATAAACTTTAAAGTTAGTTACTATTCCGGTAAAGGAAATTGTATTTACATTTTCAGTTAAAGTTAGAGTGTTAGATAGTACTCTAACTTTATTTGTTTTTTTATATTCATATTTTGAAGTTAATGTAACCAATGAATTATTATAAAAATTATGAGGAATTGTTGAAATTCCTATAAAATCACCAACATTATTATATGGATAAAACTCAATATCTTTAACTGATGTTGTACTCGATGTTATTGTAGATATTGTTTTACCTTTTATTCTTGTAACTCTTCCATTAACTATATTATCATCAAAAACAACCGAATCGTTGATTTTATAATTATCTCCAGAATTTATGACATCAATTGAATTTACTGATCCTGCATCAGTAAATTCGACTTCAATTTCCTGCACTTTTTCTTCATATGGTTCAAAAATAAATTCATAATCACTATTAGATTGTAATAAATTATATGGGGTTGTATTTCTTAATAGTTTATTGGTTATTAAATATTGTTCATCTAGTAGTCTTGGTTGATTAAAATTAAAATCTATTATCTTATTTTTATAAAAATTCCCAATTATATAAGGAAACTGAGGAACTTTATATCTAGCAAATTGTCCTGATGATGGTGGATTGTCTTCAAAGAAAGTTGAAAAATAAGCATAAACACCATTTGGAAATTCTGGAGTTATGCAATATCTACCATTAAATTCATCTAAATCTCCAGCACCAGTAAATTCATAATCCTCAATAAAAGTTCCAAGAGGATAATTTCTAGGACCATCAAATCTTCCTTGAGCATTAGTGTATTTTTGTGTATAACTACTTCTCATCAACCTGATTGGTCCAGAATTTCCATTTGAAAATCCATAAGGACCATAGATTGGATTTCCATCATAAGCCCATCCAATTATTGGAGAGTGTCTGGTTGAATTTATTTCAATATTTGAAGTATTTAACTGTAAATCTGTAACATAATTTTGATTAACTGTAGAATATACAGATGATCTTAAAGATCTAGATGCATATAAATGACCGTATTGTAAATCATTTAATCCATTAAAAATAACGCCATCATCTGGTAATATTTTTTGCTTTGAAATATATTTTTGAACTAAATTGATTCTCCAAGATTTTATAAGAGATTTAAACTTTGCCCCACTTCCTGGTGGGATAACACTCAATAAAGTATCACTTTGAGAATAACCAAATCCTCCAGAAATGACTTTAACTTCTGATATTGATCCTTGAGAAATAACTGGAACTAAAACTGCTCCAAATCCAGATCCTTTTATAATAATATCTGGAGTTGCTTTGTAATTTAATCCTGGAGATTGAATTATAACTCTTTCTATTGAACCATTATTAATTATAGGTGTTAATTGTGCTCCACTACCTTCAATTAAAAATACATTGGGCTGACGATCAAAATTAACAATATCAGAAGAACCATACCCAACTCCCCCATCTTCTAAAAATACTGACTGTATTTTACCTCTAAAAATTGGAACTATTTTACCGAAATAATCTTGCCCTAAAATTGAAGATATTCCAACCTTCCCAGTTAAGGTTGCAGTTATTGGAGGATAGTTAAAGTAATCATTTGATAATGATGGTGAAGTAAAATCAATATATTCTTTATTCTTAAAGTAAATTTCAGGATCACTAATAGGTCCAATTTCAGATAATTTTAGTTCATTGTCCGAAACTTTAGTTACATAATAAGAACTTGAAGATGTTAGACCTACAATTGGAGTAACCTGAGGATAATATGTGATTATTTCTTTATCCAGATATCCGTGATGATTAATTGTTAAAGTATCAGATGCTGTGTTTATACCAGAAACTCTTGTTCTCTTATTCTGATATCCAGATCCTGAGGAAATAATTTCAACTGAACTAATTTTTTTCTTAAGAGTTGTTGATCTTAAGTTGTGTATTCCCAATCCTTCTTCATTAAAATTTATAGAACTTATTCCTAAGATAGAATCTGACAAACTATTATGAAGACAAACTTTATATTGGTCTATAACTGAGACATAATATTCTGAGTTTGTATTTATACCTAAAACACTTTTTTGGTCATTTGTTTCATAAATTACCTTTTCATTATCTACAAATCTGTGAGGATCAAAAAATTCAATCACATTATTTTCAATATCAACTAACTGAGAGTTAAATTCAGGAGAATGAACTGAATTTACTGTTCTTACTCTAGCTTTTGCTCCAGATCCATTACCACCAGTTATACTAACAGATGGTTCTTCAACATAGTCAAAACCAGGATCAACAATATCAAATCTTTTTAATTCACCAATAACTGAACAATATGCACTACATCCAACTCCAAGAGCATCTGTAACTAATAAACTTGGAGGATTTATTACATCATATTCATCTCCTTCTGCAGTTACTAAAATATCTTCTATTGGACCATAAAACACTTTATCTGGAGATTTATAATTTAATAACTCTACACCATTTACAAAAATACCAATAGTTCCGGGTTCAGTCTCTTTTTTAATATCTGATAATTCTGGTTCTGATATTTTTTTAAGTAAATTTTGTGCCTTTAATTTTAAAGCATTAAAGTTTATATCATTGAATTCAAAAAGTTCTAATCTACATTCATCTAATTTTCCAGTAATGATTATAAATTTTTCATTAAAAATATTTTCTCTACTTCTAGAAAGTTTAATTGTATTTACATCTTCAACTTTTACATAATAAAGTGAAGTTGTTAATCCTATTCCATCTGTTTTTATATTACTTATTGGAGAAGGTTTAAAAACAATAGCATCTCCAGTAAAATAACTATGATTTACCACAGGTAAACTATAATTATTTTCAGGTAAATCTATACTTGGAAATTTATAAGAAAAATCATCAACATTAATTGGAGTGTTTAAATAACTTGGTAATGAAGGTGATGTAACATACAATGAATTTTCAGAATCAACATAAGTATTCTGGACATTTGTATTATAGATTTTGTAAGTGTTTATTGTATCTGAATCTGAATTAACTACTGTGTTCTGATTTACATTAAGTTTTGAAATTTTCTTTCTTACTTTTGTTCCTAAATTTAAAAATGAATTAGGAACATTTAAGTCAGTTTTTATTAAAAGAGTCTTAGAATTACTAATATCAATTACTGTTGCAGTATATGAATTATCTGAAGAGAAATATAATTCTATTTGGTCTCCCTTAACAAATGTATGAATATCAAATAAAGTAATTTTTAAATCCTTACTTAAAGTTAATGAATTTTGAACTGGATTTAAATCTTCAATATTTTGAATATTATAATTTGTCGCAATGTTAAAAAACCAATTATTTTCTTTTATTTCTTCACAATCTTCACCTAGGGTTTTGATACTTATAATATCACCTTTTTCATAATAAGCATTAGTATCAAAGGAATCAATTCCAGAAATAACTCCAGTTATTCTTACTGCAATTAATTCATTATTGTTATTAAATCCATAGGCAAAATTATCAAATTTTACTTCTGTTCCTGGAGATATACTTTTAATTCCATTTTCATCTTCTAGACCATCAGGAAGAATTATACCGCTACAACCTAAAAATTGATTTAATACTTTTGAAGTATAAGTAACAATAATTGATGTATCAATTACACCATCAAAATTAGAATCTAAATCTATAACTAATTGTCCTGAATTTGGAAACCCTATTGTTGAATCTACATCAAGATAGGTTGAATTTTCAAAAATTCTACTTGTAAGTATTGTCTTTGGATGAATTTTAAATGTACTCTTAATTGATCCAAATACATCAATATCTTTATCATAACCAGAATCCAAACTAATAGTATAATATATTCTTCCTCCTCTAGAAATTCTCTTTACATCAGTAATAGTTCCTCTAGCATCTGAGAATAATCCATTAGTATCTCTATCTTGATAGAGTGTTCCATTAATTAATTGTAATGGATCGCCTAAGATAGACTCTACAACTAAATCTTGAGTTATTCTAAATTGAGCATCTGAGGGTTGAATTAAATAATCTCTTGGTAAAATTACTTTTGGAGTAACGCCATATAATGCTCCGAAAAGAATTTTAAAAGAATCTTCAGTTCCTTTTGAAGTATAAAGATCATTAGACTGTTTTATAAAAAGTCTTTCATTTAAGGATTCATAAAAGTCTTTATTCTCCAGTCCAGGAGTTATTTGCTTCTTAATTTTAATAAAGAACTCTTTTAAAAACAGAATACTCAGATTATTTACTTTAGAATTAGTTGAGTGCTCAGAAGATTCAGTTTCTTTAAAAACTAACTGGTCTTCTTGATTTGGATTATTAAAAGAAGTTACTCCACTGAATCCTCTAATGCATTCAAGAAAAGAAGTTTTAGTTTTACTTTTATAAGTGATAATCTCATCATCAATTAAAATGAGTCCATAAGAATTTGGAAATCCATCAGTAGATTCCACAGAGATTTCATCATCAAAGAATGAAATGTCTGAAGTTAAAGAAGTAAAATCTATTAAGTTTGTAAGATTATCAACTTTGATATAATTATCAATATTTTGAATAATATCTGAAGGATTTCCCTGAGATTCTAATGAGAAATAATATTGGGATAAAAATTCAGATGCCAGAGGATATTCTTCTCTAATAAACTCTGGAAGTTGATTTTCTATAATTGAACTGATTTTAATTCTATTTTCTAGCATTTTAACTTCTTACAAGATTTCCATTTGTATAACTTGATGTGATAATAAACTCAGATCCAGAAATATCAGATCCTGATGATATATTATCAGAAATCATATTAATAGTACTGCTATTAATATCTATTACAATATATAACTCCTGTTTTCCAATAATATCATTTGATTTTGGAGTTACTGATATTTGAATTATAGAATCTTCTCCTTCAATTCTTGAAGTTCTTGCAATATTTACAGGATTTAAGTTAATTTCTCCTTTTTCATAGTCTATAGTTCCTGCATTCGTCTTAACAATTTCATATTCAGTTTCACTTATTAATTTAAAAAATACAATTGTTCCTGTTTTTCCATCTTTATTCGGAAAGTCTGTCAAATAAAGAGTATTTGGATTTCCATTAATCACAAATCCAGAAGATTTTACATTAAATCCTTTCTGATTTGGATAAATTGGATTACCGTAGCAAATAAGATAACTTGAAAAAGTATTTAATGCTGCTCTTAAATCTCTTCTTATTCTTATTTTTGTAATATTTGAAGTAATTGATTGATTACTATCGTCAATAAGTTTTAAAAATTTACTATATTTAAATCTAGTTCCGTAATTATTTAAATTTTCTTTAGAATAGTTAATGATATTATTGATAATAATGCTTCTTAACTCACTTGATTCTGAAAAAAGGTTCTCATTATAGTAAACTGAACTATCAATTTCAATATAAAGAAACTTTAAATCAAGTATTTCTGTTACAATTCCTGCTACACTATACTTTCGTAGCATTCTCTTTAGATTATCTTTAATTAAATTGGGAACAAATGGTCCAAATTTAGGTTTAATTGATATAAAAACCTTTCCATAACTAGGTGGATCTAATTCTTCACCACCAAAAACAGATACAGATTCAGTTTCTGGGTAAATTCTAGGAATTAATGCCTCATAATCATTTGCAGTTACTGCTCTATTCTGTGCAGAGTATATTCTTGGAGCATAATTTCTAATTGAATTTACCGATTCAATCTCAGATCCCCTCTGAGAAGATGAAATTGTACTGATGAGAGATATGCCAGTTGGAACAACTCTTCCATTATTATCAATAATTCTTCCCGAAAAGGCAAAAGAGGTCAATCCATTACCATTTTCACCATTACTTATCACATAAGAAGTATTAATATAGTTCTGATTATCTAATTTTTTACCAAAAATATTATCTCCAAATATTAATTCATATCTTTGATCTTCAATTTCTTGAATAAAAAATACTTTTGATGTAGGAGTAACATTAAAAAGACTGTCTGATAGTAAAAATTTTCTTGTTACTGTACTTTCCTTAGTATTCTTAACGTTTATTCTAATTGTAGATGTATCGATATTAGAATTACTTAGAATAAATCTTTGATTTAAATTATTAGCATCTACCGTAAAATTCTGTGATATGTATGTTCCTTCTACAACTTCGATATTTTCAAAGGAAGCAATGTCATTTATAATTGGAACTGTAATGTCTTCTAGAATAGAAAAAGTAAAACTTGTGTTACCGAAAGCATTTGAGGTACAAACCAATCCTTTTTGAAGAGTTAGACTGATTGGATTTGTAGAAAGTGCTGAAGTATCGACGGAAAATGATATTATTGCTCTGGATGATGTTCTAGATCTTGGGGTGTATCCAATATTCTTAGCAAGGGATACTACGTTCTCCCTGAGAGTTGCACTATCAATAAAAACCTCATTGCTAATCATATTAGCATTGTATGAGGTGATGTAAGTATTATACGCAAGAACATCAATTAATGCTGATAGATTTGATCCCTCAAAATCATAATCAGTAAAATTTGAATTTGCGCGTAGATACTCACGAAGAGTTGATTTTATTTGATCGAAGTCTAAATTAGTAAAATTAACTAATGCCATTATCGTGTTGGCTGAAGTGCGAATGACAACTGTTGAGGAAGAACATCAATTCCAATAATTCTATAGTTGATTGTAACGTTAAATTCGTTATTATCGTAATTAGGAGAAATAATCACATCTATTAATTCGACTCTTGGTTCATATCTGTTAATAGTGTTAGTTATTTCATCTCTTATAATTGATGCTGAAATATCATCTAAATTTTCAAAGAGAGATCTACCTACTTTTGATCCTAAATTCTCATTAAAGAATCTCTCGCCTGGTTGGGTAAGCACAAGATTTCTTACAGATCTAGCAATAGCACTTTCATTTTTAAGTGCTATAAGATCGTAGTTCAGGGGACTTACCTGAAACGTCATGCTTAAATCTTTAAATCCTCTGCTTACCCTTTCTAAAGGCATGAAATAAAATAAATCTATATTATTTATTCATTTGATAAAGAGGTTCAGTTCCATAGTCCCAGTCATCATAATCATTGTCATTTCTAATCTTTTCATGAATTTCATTTTGAATTTTGAAATCATGTTTTTTAGGGGTACAATCATCATGATTAATTTCACGAAGCATCTTTTGTTCTGAAAATGCATTATAGTCAGACGCCAGACAATTTGTTCCCCACATTTTTCTCATATATTCAGTGTTTCTATCTGATTTTGACATTTGTTTTCTCCTGATTTGAAAATCAGAACTTTTAAAGGGGTTTCTATCCCTTGTCATGATCAATCAAAAATCCAAGTCGATGATAATCCTCATCCTCTACAAATGTATACTTACTATCTATATTCAAATCTTCATCTTTCCAGATTGGTATTGCAACTGTATTTCCATATCTAAAATCGGAATTCCTACGAAAATGAACCTCAATAAGTTTTCCTTCAATGAATTCACAATTAATCCATTCATATTTTTCTTTAAATGAATTCAATACTTTTGGAAATTCAACTTTACGTTCTATCTTATACCATCTAGACCACTTATAAAGATTGTTTTGCTGTGGTGATCTTTCCCCTTTTACAATAAGATTTGGAATTCCTTTTTTATAATCAACACTCAAATGTTCTCCTACAAATAATTCACACCAGAACTCTGAGGGATGTAAATGTTCTGTAGAATCTTCAATGAATTCTACACGAGAAAACCGGCCCATACCCATAAAGTTCATAGAAGGTCTTACAATATAAAAGTCGGGTTTAGGAACCGAAAGTCCTGCTGGACCGCAGTTATATCCTAAAACCCGACTAAGTATCAGTTTATTATAAACCCAAAGGTCCTCTGAATGTATTGAATTCCACTCTGAGGAGACCTCCAGATGATACATAAACTATTTTCCCTGACCTCTATATTTTTTCTTTGCACCATTCCGAGAGGTTGCGGAATACTTTGTGTGCTTCCCTAGACCCTGACGAGTAGACTTGGGTTTTGATTCAATTTGTTGTCCGTTTAGATTCGGTCTTTTTGCCATAATGATTCTCCTTTATCAAATAACTCTAATTTTTTCGTGACCCACACGAATTCGTGGATCACACCAAATTTCATATCCTACTTCCTTTGCATCAAGACAGAAAGAAACATCCTCTCCGCACATATCTTGAACTGCTCCAGATTCAAACACTTGCATCTTTGGTGCAAACCAAGGATACTCTAGATTTTCAAAGACTCCATTTTTAATTAGAACCCAACCAAATCCAGTATAATCAACTGTAAATGGTTTCTTTCTCTTTGAAAGACTTTCTACAGTTTCATGATTCATAACACCGCCATTCTTTCGGAAGTCATCTTCTTCCAACCAGTGAGCAACTGAAGAAGTGTGTCCATCTTCAGTTGCATACCATCCAGCAGAAATTGGTCTTTCATCACCTTCTGCAGGTAATGCCAGATCGCAGAGTTGCCAGAACTTTTCTGAATTAAAAACAATATCACTATCAATCCAGAGTTGATAGTCATAATTAAGTTTTCCATCCCAAGGAATTTGTTTTGGCCCCCTGAGAACATTTGCTCCAAGTACTTTGCAACGAGCAAAGTTTACCATTGATGAATAGTCTTGTGAGATTTGAATGCTCATTCCATTCTGAACCAAATCAAAACAGAGTTGAACAAAACTTTTCAGAAATGTAAATGAACATCCTCGTCCAGGAAGACAGAAGACAATTAATTTACCTTTCATTCTTTCTTTAATCGCATCATAATCCCACTGTGGTTCTGATGATATTGGCGCTTTTGCTTTTACAGTGAATCCTTTAGTTGTCATAAAATTAATAAAACCTCAGATCAATTTTAACAGTCTATATATCATTCTGTCAATGAGAAGAATTTAGAGAAATCTCTTTATCTAAAATAATCTCCTCATATGAAAGATCTTTATTATCAGATATAAAATCTGCAAGTTGTTTTAGAGACTTCCAAAGATTTTCAAACTCCTCTTCATTGAGAGAGTGAAAAATACATTTGTTATTGGAGTATATGTGATATATTTTCTCTTTCATATTTACTTTGTGATTGCATTATATATGATAACAATCAGAAATCCAATGGGAACTCCGATAATACGCAGAGTTTGTTTTGGATATCGAATCAACCACCCAGCAAACACAACCTTCCAAAAATTCCAATAGGGGGTTCTTCTTTTCATTTCAAAAATTTTCTGCGGGAATTTTTTATCTAAAAGGGTATTTGGGGTGAATTTTTCCTGGGGGATTTTTTTATATGTAAGGGAGGTATAGAACGCTCGTGAGTGTAGATCCTTGTAGGTTAGAAAGTCTTAAAAATCTTAAAGGGGGGCGTTACGCAAAATATAAGGAATAAGAAACAATCATAATAACTGCTAACACGAATAAAGAATAAGTGTTATTCGTGTGTTATTCGTTATATTTTGTGTCATTCTTTACACTATCTGCTCACACTTTCCAGTATATAATTATACTCAGAACAGTTGTTTACATAAGAAACGAACAATTCATTGAGTATTAGAATCAAACAACGAATTGTTTATACTATCTCACGGATTGTTTATTCTTTATCAGAACTCACGTAGAGATAATGATTGTGAGTTCTCAGTTGAGAAACAACTGTTCTGAGTATAAACATATACGAACATCTGAATGTTTCAGTATAAGTTACCAACGAATATTCAAATCTTCGACATAAGATCTAACCTTCTCAGTGGGTTCTAGTTTGAATAACTTTTTCCAATCAATCTGATGTGGATTGAAATCTTCTAATGATTCAATCTCTAATGTAATACGATACCTATTCTTTTGTGCGGAAAGATAAGAACTAGACATAAGACGTAAGAAGCAGGGTGAACGAATGACCGAACGATAAGTCTACCAGATATAACTGTCTACGTCAACCGTATTACACGAATCAAATAAGAACACGAATAAGACTGTGTGTGAGTCCTTATACGTTGTTCTTATTCTTGCCCTTATAAACGAATCAAAATCATACACGAATGTTCTTATAAAGCATAAGAAAAAATGTGATTGATTTTGAATTCCTATACGAACAGACTCTAAACACGAATAAGTCTCAAAGGAAAAGAAAAGTCATAAGCATATTTATTCAGTTGTATACGATGTTCTTATATACACGAATGAATGTGTGAGTATAAGAACATCGTATTGGTGTGAATTCAAGTCTTATACGATAAGACTCTAATCACGAATCAGGATTGTTTTATTATAGGGCATCAGTCATTCAATGTCAAGTCTTATACGATAAGACTCTAATCACGAAAGAACTTATCCATCGGAGATTTCTTCTGCCCAGTAATGAATCCATCGTTCTGCTTCTTCAATGTAAGCACTTTCATAATCCTCATCATTCTCATATTCTTCATCACCACGCTGATTCTCAAAAACTCCATAAGACTCAAACATTTCCATAGCAGCAGTGTAAGCTACCAGATTTGCTTCATCCAAATTATCTGCTTCAATTACATCAGTTTCAGTCTCATTATATCCACCACCCAGACCGTAAGTAATTTGAAATTGTGCCATAGTAAAAAAGAAAAAACTTATGAGTTTGTGTACGATTCAGACTAACTCATTTTTTGTGTCATTATCCTTAATGTAATATACGTGAGAATAAGAAAAAGGAACTCCATTTGCTGCTAGATTAGAGTTAATTTCCCTCACGATTTCTTGTGCTTCTTTCTCAGTTTCAGCATACAAATCATCGCGGAGTTCGTGAGAACCATCAACGATTTCCCAGATGTCGAATTGCATAAGACTTGAGTATAAAGAAGTAAAGAATGAGACCCGTGTGAGACACTTCCCCCCACCTCTCTAATCTACCACACTTTGGGGTCTGTGCTCGTTTAGTGTGCCAGTTTCACAAGTGGCACAGTGGTATAAGAGACTCATGCTAAGAATACTATTTCTTATGAATATGTCCAGACACTAAAAAACCTTCTCAAGATTTTTAGAGATTTGTAAAGAACTCTAAGTCTTAAGAATTAAAATTTTCTTAAATTCGATCATATTCAATTATAACACCTTTTGTATCTTTCAAGGATTCATTCATCCTTACGATTTTATTGCGACGGAGACCGTGTTCTAACTCCCTCTGTTTATAATAATCAATTACACATAACTTATCATACCTTATTGTCTTCTGTCAGTTTGTTATCTCTGTATCCTGTAGGAGAGTTCAAGAGCTGCTCTATGAGTCAAATAAGATATTTTTATTTATAATAGATTGATTCTTATGTATTATAATGCTTAGTAACGACTCAATATACCTTTATGGTCTTAGAGGCGTCTTCTAGGCGATTCTAGAAGGGTCTCAGAGGGTATTCTATTCTTACCCCTTCGGGGTAATTCCTTCGGAAATCTCAAGTATTAGATATAGTTATTCTTAAGTACCTTAGAGTTCTTATAAGGTACAACTTATCTTCATCGGTAACAAACCTAGTCTAGCAGTATTCTTATAAGTCTGTCAAGTGTTGACTTATAAGCACTCATGTCTTATAATAACGAAATCAGGATAGAACATTGAAAATTAAAAATATATTGTGAAGTCTTATATGCACTTATAAGGTCTAATCACGAAGTCTTATAGTATTTGGATTTCTTATGAGTGGTATTTGGATTTCTTATGTGTCCCCTCTTGACAAAAAAGAGTTCTTGTGATACAATGAAGTCCAAGATGACAAGGATCTAGAAGAATAAGATTTATAAACATTACATATATCAAAAACAAATCGCAATACAATATTTCTTTAATCTTTTGTTAACTTATTAACAAATCGTATAAAAAGGCACTTTATTATAAATATTCAACGTTTAATACGTTTTACTATAATGAAAACAGGAATAATATATTGTATTACAAATACAATAAATGGTAAACGTTATATTGGACAAACCAAAAATGAATTAAACAAAAGATGGAAAGATCATCTTAATGAAGCAAAGAAATATAATACTAGACCTCTTTACAGAGCAATAAACAAATACGGAACTGACGTTTTTAAAATTAAGATAATAGAAGAATGTAATATTGAGAACTTAAATGAAAAAGAAGCATTTTGGATAAAAAAGTTAAATACATTCAATAATGGATATAATGCTACCTCTGGTGGAGATCATTTCGATCATAGTGATAAGACAAAAGATAAAATATCCATCACTATGACAAACATTGAAAGAAATGATAATTGGAGAAAGAATAGTGAAAATAGTTTAAAACATAAAGTTGAAAAAGGTGAATTATGGGGTTTTCTAAAAGGAAATCATTATAACCACAATAAACTTAAAAGAAAAGTAAAAGCAATTAATCTAGAAACAGGAGAAGAAACTATATTTGAAAGTATGAATAATGCTGCCTATGTAATTACAGGAAATAAAAAGTGTGCTAGTAATATATCTAATGCTATTAAAAATGGATTTAATGTTTATGGTTATAAATGGGAAAAAATAGATAATACTCCTACAAAAATATCAGTTATTGGTATTCATAAGAGAACAGAGGAAATAATAAAGTATGAAAGTATGAGTGCTGCTGCTTTTGATTTAACAGGTGATCCAACAAAAGCAAAGGGTGGATTAAGAAAAAGTTTATCAAATCCTGGTAAAAATAGTTGGATGGGATATTATTGGTATTATCAAAATTCATAATCCATTTCATAATAAGCAGAGATTACATTATCATCATTTTGATGAACTAACTTAGACATTCGGGAATGAATGTTTGAGACATTATACCCTGTGAATTGTACTTCATCAAGAATTGAATCAAGTTGCTTTCTTTCTCGTTGTGTTTTTGGTTTGCGTAGAGCACAAGAGTTGTAATGTGCGTTGCGATGAGTGCGAGACATTTACTTCTTTTCCGTAGTGAGAACAGTTACAATAGTTGAATCAGGAGTTAGATAATCAACTTGATAAACAGTTGGAGAGATTTGTTGTTTGCCGACGATCGTAGAAATCAAAAGAAGTTCAAGCATTTTTTTGAATCAGTGAAATGGAATCGGTAATTAAAGTAGTCAGATAGAGTGGGGCATACGATGCATTGACAATTGCATACACAACCTGTTTTGTTTCTATGTCGTATGTATAGACAATCATTTGATTTGAGATTTCAGAAGAGAAAGAACACATTCACGATCAACACTATCACCTAGAAACTTTTCATTCTTAAGTCTCAGAATTTGTAGATGAATTGATGTTGCCTTTTTGATTTGTTTGAGTGTGTATTCAGTTGGGTAAATCCCATCAGGTCCGTAGAAAGACCACATATAATCATAAAACTTAGTCATTGGTTGAATGATTTACGATTTGATCTTCGATTTGATTTGCGAGTTGATTGTATGCGGAAAAGTCATTGTGCGACTTCTCACAATCAACTTGAAATCGACTTCTAAATGCTTTATCTCGCATCACACGAAGAATCGTGTCGATTTGATCGTCAGTGAAATAATAATCTTTGAGTTCATTCATTGAGATAAGGTTCACGGAGGTCTTCGACAAATTCAAGTGCTTACATCAATTCAGGATCTTCATACTGTCTCCATTGTTCACGGAGTTCGTTATCAATACACTCAGAGATTTCAGTGTAGAGATAATCATAATCTTCAAGATTGCTGAGAACGTTCTCAGCAATCTCACGGGGTTGTTTTACCTGATTGCAGTCATCATCCATCACAAACACATCTTCTTTTGTGAAAATGAAGGCAGCAACAGGAGCATCTTCACCCTGTTGTTCAATCAAACGTTGGACGGAATCTTGAAGTTGTTTGAGAGTGCGGTACATGAGATTTCTCAGGAACAAATGTAATGTAGTAGGGCATGGGGGCATTAGGAACCCCCTTGTGCCAGTTAATTAAGTGTCACATTAGAATTCAATCTCCCAAACTTTTTTATCGTGTAAGAAAGAGAGTCAATCAACGTCCCGGATTGTGCGGTGAGTTCTTTGACTAATTCATTGCCAATGTCCTCATCATCAGCATCATCGGAAATCTCAATCTCAACAATGTAACCTACATACTCCTCTTGAAGATGCTCCTGAAGATTTGGTTGTTGAAGTAGATCAAGAGAATCAAGATCGAAAGAAATGTCGGTGACTTGAAGTTGGAGAATCATTTTCAGAAACTAAAGAAAAGAATGAAATGAACTAGACAAGAGCAAGAGCAGAAGAATCTTGACGAGGATTCTTGATTTGCTTAACCCAGGTAGATTTGCGATTCTTCACTTGCGAAGGAAGTTTGCTGTAACCTTGAACTTCATTCACAAGAGCAATGAGATTGAGAAAGAATTGCTTTTCCATTCTCTGTGCGGTGGTCATTGCCTTTCCCTCGATTGCTACGCAATCCTAGCACGGGACGGGGGGGTTCGGGGGGTATAGTGTGCCAGTTTCACAAGTGGCACATTGGGTAAGAGTCTCAGGTGAGAATCAGAGACTCTTATACAAACTTCCGTATTTTCCGAAAATCGTCTGAAATCTATTCAGTCGATTTCCAAGATAGATGATTGCAGATTGAAATGGTGCTGCGCTCTTTCCTTCACCAAACTTCAATCTTCGATTTATAGCAATCCAAGGATAATCAGATACTGATTTCCACCAAACAGTAGATACATCTAATTTGATGAGAAGTATCATTTCTTTACTATTTCCTTTTTCATATTGATTCACTGCATAAGGTATCCAATTCTTACTGTCACTGTAAGGATGATTCATAAAAACAGAATCTGCAATCCAATCGTGTTGCAATCCATTTGTGATTTCTGTGAATACTCTTTTTGCAGGAACATTTGGATTATTTTCATCATTTGAGCAAGGGTCTAAATCAACCTCACCTTCAAAAAATACAAGTACATCCTCTACAAATGATTTTGGAGTATTCCAACAATCAGTTCGATTTCCTGTCGATGCTGTGAGTGCTTTAAGCGCGGTTGAAGTCATAAAATTGTTTTTCCGTAATTAGCAAGAAGATAAAATGCCATTCCTTTATCTTTTAGTTGAACTCCATTATAGCACATCGGAGTGTATTCTCCACGCCTATTTTTGGATGCTTTTGTTCTAATTTGCAGTAGTTTGTTTGGACCTGTAATTGTATTTAACTCTGATCCTTCAGCATATGAAAGTTTGATTTGAGCGCAAATATAACCATAATCTTCTGCAAGATAATTATAATGTTCAGCGTGAGTTTCTGAATCGACTGTGATATTTCCCCTATATTGATTATTACGAGTAAATCCAATGTAGATAGTTTTATCTAATTTCTTGCCAACCTTGCTCTCATCAAACTCAACTCTATTTTCAATAATTTCTTGTAAGCAATGTTTGAGGTTAGTTACAGCGATAGTTTCACCAATGGTAAATGTTTTTAGTTCACCATCAATCAAATCTCTGAGATTTGAACTATTCTTAACTCCAAGTGCAATTTCAATGAGTTGTCCACGTTTACCTTTATTTCTTCCAGGTTTGTGAAAGGAATCAAAATCAAAGTTAGAAAACTTTGATTCAACATCAGCAACGGTGAGTTTAGTCATAACTTAATTAGAATCTTGAGTTTCAGGGGTCGGGACCAGACCCCTCCTAATCTCAGGTGAGACTCGATGAGAACCCAGTCCACCACTGGACCGAAAACCGGAAAAACAATGGATTCTACCCTTCAGGTGTCCTAGGTCATCCCCCGCAGTCTCATCACCTGTTCATGTGAAACTGTTAAGACTGCCCTCAATCGACCTGCGATTCATCATCTTTAGGAAGAAAATCGTTGAGTTTTTGAATCAGTGGTTCAGTGAGTTCATAACTCTTGAACCAGGATTGTTCGTCAAGAACATACAGTCCGTGAAGAATTGTATTGAGTTCTTGTTCTGTGACTTGAATTGTAATTTTCATTGTTTTATAGTTGAGACAACACCCACATCATAGCAGAAACTTCTTGTTTTGTATTCCAACCAGAAACATCATCAGTCATGTTTCCATTGGGTCGAATGATTGCAACTTCATAAGTATTCGGTGCTTCAACAATTTCATTGATTTCACCGTACAATCCACAACCAGGGGCACCAGAGACAACACTAATCTCCCAACCATTCTCAAACTTATGCTTTGCAGCAATCGCATTGGGAATGTGATGCGGTTGAAAATCAAGAAGATCGAACATTAGAGTTCCGTTGCTTGTGTTCCTGTATTATAGGGCATCCAGTGCCCCAGTGGGAGTTTTATGTGCCACTAGAACAAGTGGCACAAGGGGTCTGCGACTCACTGCGAGATCGAGTTTAAGTATCGCATCAAATCAGGAATCTTGGAATTATCATAAAATGGATCAATGTCAACTGGGATCTCAAGATAAGGATGATTCTCGGTAAGATAATTTACCATAAATTGTCCGTATCGTTGAGTTCCACAATGCTTCATAAAAGCATCGTTGACATCTTTAATGAAGAAATTGTAATCAAAAGTCATCGTAGTCACTGGTGTCAATTAA